CATTTCATTGGGGCGCCGGCATCCAATTAAATGCTCAGGATAACACCCTTCCGCGTGCGGCTCAAAAGCCCTGCACTTCTTATTGGTTTTGTCATAATAATAGTGAGTTTGCTTATCGACAAAATAAGGCTTCAGTATATCGTATGATGGTAATTCGTAGGCCATGCTTTACATTTTTGCCCGGTCAGGGATGAATGATTTTTTATCAATTAAAGGAAATATATGTTGTGTCTGGAACTTATTAGCCGCGCATTTAATAACACGGTCGTATAACTTCTTAATATCGCCTGTAGCGTAATTACTTCCACAGCTTAGAAGGTAGTACCGGTTGTAGATTTCCTCGAAACAAGTTGAGTTATTACCATGCAATCGCGGCCACAAAGCTGGTACCCATTTGTATTGATGGGGCTCTATGCCGTGAATCGCTGCGCTGATATTGATTCCCAATTCGTCGGGAACTTGGTTGCCAAACATGATTATACTTTTCAATCCGTGGTCAGCGTTTATCTTTCTCGCGTCTATAAAAAACTGCTTTACTTTTTCCGTTTTCTTAAAGTAAATAACCTCACTGCGCCATTGATATATTTTACCAGTTAGATCATATTTTTTTACAATCTCATCCACATCGGCCCAGAAGTAATATTTTTTACTGATTTCTGATCGGTCGGTGGTTTCAATATTAAAATACCCTTCCGTTATGCCTGTGTATTCATAAGTAGAAAGTTCGGCTATCAATTCACTCGGGCCGCGTTTCGGCAACCAGGCCATATCTGCATCAAGAAAAAGCGTTTCTTCGAAGGGGCTTAGTTCATCCAAATGAAGTTTACATGCAAAACCCTTTACCTGAGATTCCGGTAACAAAATCATTTGGTCGAAGAAACGCCGTTGGCCTGCACTCAAATGATTAAGCGAATTTTCACTATGTATTAAGCAGATAGGAAAATCCGGTTCTATGGCTTTAATTGACATACTTAAATTATATGCCATACGGCCGTAATATGGATGCCCAGTAGCAAGTAATAATATTCCTTTTGATCTTAACATAGTCCCAAGCATAATATTTGTATGTCACTATTTTGAACAATTATTTCTACCGGATTACAATCACTAGTCTGCAGCGCACATATTGTAACGTTTCCAGACGGAGGAACTAATACATCCTGTTGGGCGCCATTGCAATCGATATAAGAGACGGATAGAAAATCAGATAAATTTTGATTTTCTAAACTATATTGACCGCAGGTTTCTGTTCCACTGGCCGGGTCTGTTGTAAAGTCTATATATACGCTGTTACTTCTATTATCGTCATCACAAACACTATTGACATAAAATCTATAATGAGTTGATGCAGTTAACCCCATTATATCAATTGCGTTTTCTGGTGGAAACGCTGTACCGCCATCGACTTGATTAACCAAATCGGTAATTAAATATAATTGCCATTCATATGATATTGCACCGACAGGTTGCGTCCAACTAATGAAGCAATGCACATCTGATATTGCGTCTATTGTCAAATCAGTAGGCGCCAGGCAGGCCACCTCACTGCCATTTACATTTGCAATAACATTAGCTTCATCATATGAGCCATTTGGACATTGTGCCCGGTAAGTCACTAAAATAACGCCATTTGCGCTTGGAAGACTTGGTTTTGCATGGATCACTATATCGTTTCCTGATATTATGCAACTATCCAGGAAATCGGTATTATATGTCACTAAAGAAATAACAACCGGGCTACAACAAATTTCATCATTCGCAAGCACATCAACTGTAATAGTATCGTCCTCATTTATCGTTCCTAAATTATCATCTACGCATACTACTTGTGATATATCTTCACATGTATGACAATTATCATTTGAATAATTGAACGGCGTAACCTGCACTTTAAACGCGGCCTTTGCTAATGGATAATCTAAAAATTTATTCCAATCTATATCATAAGAACCGTCTATGGAAACGCCACCTAAATAATAACGGCCTTCAATAATAACATCGTCATGCTTCAATGCAATAATCAACCTCTCGTGAATTTCTTTTGGCAAATTATCCGTTTCCCCTTCGAATGTTTTTAGCACTGTTGCAGACAATGTTTTCCTAGCACCATTGGCTAGGCGGAATACGTTTTCTTCAGTCGGAAACTGTGGCCGTGTCACGTAGAAAGGCAATCTTATTCTGTTCTTAAAAGCCATAATTAATTTTTATTTGATCACAAGAATGCCGCTTGCATTTCCGCCAAAATCGGCATTAATTACATTTACGGGATACGCATCAAACGAAATGGTTATACTCATGTTTAATAGATTGCCAGAGCCGTCAGCTATCCATGCGGAAACATTGGGCACCGGCCCGTACGAATCTCTCAGCATCTGTGTATAAGGTATTGATAGAGTGCTTTGGTTTGTAAATGAAATAATCGTAGGCTCGCATGATAGTTCTTCTGTATTGGTTGTTCCACTTCCACAATAATTGAATCCGAAACAATTGTCATCGCACCCGTATTCTATTACAGAGGTAAAGCAATTATCGGTCGTTCTTTCAAAACAATTGCTACAAAACTGAACCAATCCAATCTGCACACGAATCTTAAAACATTCATTATACTCAATAACAGACGCGAACCCTGGTACGCCCTGCGCCCAATTAACTAGCAATTGAGTGGCGCTTAACCTAAATATTTCAGGTACGTCATTGTATGGGTTTCCCGTGAACTCAAGTAAATAATCCTGATCATCGCAGGCGTTAACTATACCTATAGCTATCGGAGTACCATAAACACCGCACAAAGCATCGATCTCACTTTCGGTGCCATTAATATAAACCTGGAATGCTACATCGCCATCTTCATATACGGGAAGGCAAAATCGTAAATTATTGAAGATGCAATTGTCAATAATTCCTGACTCAGAGAATTGAACAAATGATTGTGCCGGTGATGTGATACTATATGCCATTTATCAGTTCTTTATACTTTTCATATAATATTTTAATTAACTCCTGCTGATGAGCAGATTGGATATTTTCAAATTTGATATCTAAAACAAATTCAATTTGCTCAGTTATTTCTTCATCGAGTTCTTTTGCCATTTAATCCCACTTTAATTTTAATGTAAAATCTGCCTCTCCTTTATTTAATCGATACCTTAAATCCTGTATGTAACCTTTCTTCCACTCTCCGGTACCGCATTGAAATGATATATATCCATATGGATTTGCTTTTAAAGTTTTGTAGTCAGCAATACTTAATGGGTATTTAAGCTTTGCAAACTCTGGTTTCCATAATGGCGTCGCATCCACTACATCAGCAAAGTCAAGCTTGCCTAAATCCCGGTTTTCTTCCTTTACTCCATTTTCCAATTTACACGCAGGATATGCCCCGCCTATTTCACCCTGGGCAAGAAAGTTTCCGGTACCAGAACTGAAGAATAATTTATTTGAAGTGTCATTTATATTTGGGTAGCTATTTGCAATTGACTTAAACCAGCGCATAAGATTTGAAAAAGGCCTTATTCGCCAATTGTAAAGGGTCTGTGGACTGAAAACATTGGCTGCATTGTCAACATTACCTTGCTCTACAATGAAATTATAAGCCTGTCGTTCTACGCAAATGATAAATGTTTCGTTATCGTAGGTAGTATCTGCGGCACCGGTTGCGGCAAAACTTTGCTGCCTGGTTGTTTCAATTGGGTAGCTGCCGGCAATTAGTTTTGACCGAATGTCAATAGGGTTATTTACTGACGAAAGTCCGGTTCGGTATTTCCGATTACTATTAGGTTCATCAAGACCATTCACTTTTTGGACTTCCCATTTCTCATAACCACTATCAATATTGCTATAGTGAAGTTGCTCCTGAATAGATATTTCAGGCTCTGGGACAAAGGGTAATACCAATATTTCCTGATCCTTATAAAAGTACTCAACCGGTTCTATGCGCAGCCAACTATAACCCGGTATATTTGGGTTATCCTCTATTCCCATACCGATATTATCAATTCCACGTAATCCATCAAACAAATCCTTCAGGCTTGAAAAGAAAGCAGCATTTTCGGCCTTACGAATTTTAAGGCCACTTGTGACGACCCGTAAGGCGCCACATCCATCTTCATCAGTTGAATAAGGTTGGCTATCCGTGCGTCCATAATAATCTGATTTTACCTTTAAGCAATTATCCGTAATAGCTTCCGTAACCCTACTCAGTGATTCGTGTATTGCATAAACATTTGCATCAGTTGACGGACATACTTTTGTAATTGAAACTCTAAAATAAGTTTCCGGGTCAAATGTATTGCTGATTGTAAAATCTCCGGGTAACACCGCCAATTCCAGAACAGCATAATACCCATAACCAAATTTCAGTTGTATTGAGCCAGTGAATGTTTGATCGTATATTTCATCAATTGGGCGAGACCATCCGCCAGGGCTAGTTGGAGGAAGGATATCAAACTCTTGTATCACAGTAGCATCTGGCCCTAACGTGTCATCATCTTCTAATGGAAACCATTCCAACCATCTGAGTTTAGCCCATAAGAAATCATTATTACCGTCCGCAGTAAAATGACCCTTTAGTCTTATTTCATATTCCGCGTCACCACTAAAACAACTAACATTATCTTCAAATAATATTTGAGGCGATGGAGGCGGGCCACCAAATGCTTGATTCGTGGAAAGATTGGTATTAACTGAGGCTATTTGTCCTGTATCAATAGAATTAAATATTTCTCTTAAATAAATAGGTCGAATGTGTACGTAGCCGCTAAGCAATGTCTCCGGATCTCCTGTTGCCGCCGTGTCGCCATCTAATGCAACGTAACCTTCTGCCCGTACGTCCAATGCTTTTGCCGGCAACTCCATTTCAAAGTTTAACCTGGCATATTGCTGCAGGGCCGACATTTTATTGAAAGTAGTCGTCGCATCGAGATCAACCTTTTGATCATACCGGTTGCGCAAGGTCATCAGGCATCCTATTTGCTCAACCGGTATTTTAACCAGGCATGTATTCCCGCAACTTTCAGTATATTTTCCAAAATCAAGCCTGCCTTCGAGTATTGTTTCAGGTTCATCATATATGCCACATGCTTGCAATGCCTTGAAAGTAACTTCTGATTTTAACCCTTCGGTCTTTTTTTTATTTATAAGGTAAGCAGCAGCAGTTCCATAAAAAGCCAATTCTGACGTACTGGCCTCGAAAAATATTCCATGCCATGTATCATCCCGCTTCAAATTCAATACAATATCTGCGAAGCCCTGGGGTTCCTCAATTTCAAGATCGTCTAAGTAGAATTCGAAGTACATTTATTATTGTCAATACTTTTTAAGTTCAAGTTCCAAGGAGTCGATCCTTCTTTGTAAATCATCTGCTTTAAACGCCCATTTATAAGCTATAGACTGTAGTTTATTATGGTCTTTGATAATTTCATTCTCCTCACCCTTAATCTCTTTTATTGCCTTTTCATATGATTTTTTATACGCTTGCGCATCTGCATATGACTGCTTAGAATTATTCTCTTTACTGAACTTTAACATGGTTTCATAACCCATCAAATAATTAGCGGCTGATGAATATGCTCCACGTTTCATTTCAGCTTCATACCATTCGTTCTTTGTTTTCTTTATCAACTCAACGATCTCAGCCTTCTTATTACCGCATGCTGCCAGGATAATTACAAAAAGAACAATTGTTAATTTTTTCATATACTTAATTTTTTAGTTAATAGCACTAAAAATAAGAATATGTTTTATTATTTACTACTATATCGCTTGTCCATATATTTTTTACGGCTTTGCCCCTCCTGCACCCATATCTTTAGACCATGTTCGTCTATGTTCACGTTAGTTCCTGGCATCTTATTAAGCGCTTTCACTAATTCCGCTGCCATTTCTTTCGCATCCAGTTGCTTCTGCACCGGCGCTTGCCATTGCATTAACTGTTTATCTACAGTAGGCATGAGCATTTCTTTTGTCTCAGTCGGATTGTAAACCTTATCATCCTTACCCAGCCATACCAATGTTCTCTTTTTGGCTAAATACAATTGGCCGTCACGTTGCATTAACTCCATTCCAGCTTCACCGATTTCACCAGGCCCTTCATATCGATCCTTTTTACCCTTGGCGAACTTGGGGATGGGGCGGGATGCGATAGCTGCAATTTGAGCAGCGCCTAACGCGGCGGCTATAGCGGCCAGTATTGCATTAAAAGGAGGCGGGGCACTTGCAAGGGCCACTGTTACGGCCTGAGCAGTATTTATGAAAGCGTTGAAGAGCGCCAGGTTCTTCTCTCTCTGCGCTTGCTCCCGTTTAAGTTTCTTTTCTTCAATATCGATTCGCTTATTCCTTTTTTTGGCTTCTTCTTCGGTTATTGCCCCGGCTTCTAACAGTTCAGCAACCCTTTGCCTTTCGCCTTCAATGCGCTGATTGTCTTGTTCTGCCTGGTTTGCGTTTATGTCTGAAATGACCGTAGCTATTGCATTTAATGCAGCGAAAGCAACCTCTGATCTAAGTTTATTTTGCTCTTTTGTTTTCGCAGTTATCTCTTCTTCAGTCTTTTCGTTTATTTGTTTCTTCTGATCTTGAAGTTGTTTATATTTTAGATTGTAATCTTTATCGCTTATTAACCGTTGATCTTTTTCATCTTGCAATGCTTTTAGCCTGGTGTCAATGTCTTTAATTTGCTCGGTTGCTAATTGTCGAATGGCGGACTTTCTAACTTCCAATGACTTCTTTTCATCATTAATTGTTTTTTGCAACGCCCGGTTACTGGGCCCGTTATCAGCCGTACGGATATCAATTTCATACTGAGCGGCGTCTTCAATAAATTGTTTACGGACCGCCAGTATATCAGCGTCACGCTTCGCATTGATCTCTTTTATCTTAGCAGAATTGCCTTTGGCCGCATCAACCTCGGCAGCGGCCGCCAGTTCTATATTGGCTATCTGTAGAATAAGACGATCATCGTCGCTGGTTTTAATCTGGGATATCTGCGCCTCATTTACGCTGATTTGATTTTCAATTGCTTCCCTGCGAACCCGTTCATTAAATTCTCGCTGCAATTTTAATCGGTCTTGAAAACCTTTTTCAATGATTTTCTTTTTCTCATCTTCACTGAGCTTGGTATTTGTCAGTTCACTGGCAACCTGTAGACTGATCTGCTCCTTTCTTAAATCTAGTTCTTCCTGGGACCCCTCGCGAACGTTCACCAACTGGGCTTCGACCCCTTGCAATTGTAAATCTATGCGGCGTTTATTTGCAACCGCTATGGCCTCTAAGTCTTCTTTACGACCCTTTTCGGCAATAGCCTTTCGTTCGTTCGCTAACAATCCGTCTGCATTCAATTCTAATGCGGTCCGGGCTGCAATCAACCGCCTTTGTAGGCTTAATTGGTTTTTACTACCTTCTTCGGCAGCGGATAACTCAGATTCTAAACCGGCGATAGTATTTTTTAGTCGTTCTTCATTTAGGATTTTTTGTTGTTGAAATGTTAAGTTGTTGATATTAATCTGATCAGTTAAAGTCTTATCCTCTAGCTTGCTAATTTCCGCGTCAACCTCTTGTCTCTTTTCTAAATCAGCCTCGGCATTATTTGCTTTCGCTTGTCTCAATTCCTCGAGCCTTTGTTTTGTTATATCTGCAACCTTTTTCTCATTTTCTATTCGCTGATCGGCTATTTTACTACCAATTGCCCCCTCATTCTCTAATGCATTTATAACCGCATCGCCTGTTTGCTTTGCAGCCTCTGATCTTGCTTCAAAATTCTTCGCTCCCTGCCCCAATGCCACATTTAAACTGCTCGTTTGTTGCCTGGCAGCGGCGGCACTACGGCCGTATGTCGCCAGGATCGTTATAAGACCAGCCACGGCTACAACTAAAATGCCTATAGGATTTGCGGCCATCGCAGCGTTAAGGGCCTTCTGGGCAACTGTAGCCGCTCCTCTGATAATAATTGATTCAGATTCTAATCCCGTTTCAATAACCTTTTGGGCATTCTTTACTTTGAGTTGGATATTAGCAGCAAGCAATGAAAGTGCGCCTTCTTTTTGAAGCGCATTGCCTATGGTCTGCAGCCCCTGCAGTGTTGCCATAACTGCATTTACCTTAAGTAAAGTTTTTTGCAGATCCTCGTTCTCGTCTCCAAACAATGCAGCTGCTCCTTGCGCCACAGCAAATCCACCAGCGACAGCCTGGGCGGTACCTAATAGATTGTCCAATGTTCGAGTATCACTTCCTACATTATTTATTTCCTTTCCAGCATTTGCCATTGCTGATTTTATATTAGCAGCCTCGGCAACCAGATTCTGAAACGCCTCAGTACCATCATCTCCAGCCAATTTCATGGCCGTTATTTGCTCGGTAAGAACTTTCAGCCTGGCGCGTAAACTATCCGAAGACTTTTCTACTTCCGTTTGGCCACTGCCCAATGCGACCGCAAATTCTTCAGCACTTACCCCAGCCTCTTTCAGCATTTCCAATACGCCTTCATTAAAACCGGTCATGAAATCCTGGGTAAAACTTTTGGTCGCTTTGTTTACATCTTCCAAGTTCTTTTTGAGCGGAGCGGTTGCGCTGGCTGCAGATTTAATCGCAGAAGATTGTTTACTTATTTCGGCAGTCGTTTGCTTAAAAGCCGTTGCCAACTTGCTATCGATAGCGCCAGTCTTTTCCAGCTTATCTATAGTTGATTCAAGCTGTTCATCGTTTGTTACAAACTCAATGATTACCTGTTGCGTTTCTGCCACTGTCTTTAATTTGCTTTTTGAGTGAAGCTAGTTTCGTGTCGAGTATCGAGTAATACTCCGGAAGTGGCATGCGGTTGTACGCATCGATTAGAGAAGGATTAAAATCGGCAAGCCAATGTATCTGCTCAGTTTGATCATCTACTGATTTGCCGACAATATTTTTGTAAGATCGGTTAGGTGTATTCCGGCGACTTGCTCGGCTACCTGAAAAAACATTTTTGTACTTCCTGTAGCAGGCCTTAAGGACGGTATCAATTCGCTGGACAGCCTGCTCAAAAAAAAATCAAGGGTATCGTCTGACTTCTTCCACTGCTCGATCTTCTTTTTGTTATACTCAAATGAATAGGAGTAAGGACTTTCGGTTTCATCAAAGAATATCACACTTGCCAGCTTATAAACGAAATCTGGTAATGGCATCAATTCCAGGCGCTCTTTTAGGTTCAGGTTTAACTGAGCGATGTACATTATATTGATCTTCTTAGGATCGCTCAATAGCTTCTCCATCGCGCGCGTATGCAGGTCCAGGTATTCCTTATCTACCTTCATTTCCATTTCCGTATAAACAGCTATTGCAGCCAGCATGCGCCCGGTTGGCACCTCTGCCGTTTGATCGAACATGTAATAAGTCGTGCCGCCAAGTTGGAATGCCTCTACTACATTATGCTTACCATCAAGCAACTTGCTGCGGAAACGTTTCTTGAAGGGATTTCTCCAATTCATTTAAACTTTTTAAAGGAACAACTACTTCGTTCTTCCGTTTTATCTTAAACTGATTCTTTGTTTTACGGATATAGATCACATATTGTCCATTCCGGTATTTCTCATTGCGAACCCCGCCGCATTCGCAGGAACCGGATGGGTAGAAGCCGAATGATAATATCAAAGCATTATACTCCAACCTCTTTTATTTTCAATCCTACAAACGTCAATACTTTCGAATAACAAGGCATACAGTTCATTCCTAAATGCTTTTCGTTGCTGGTCTCGTTATAGAACTTAAATAGCACTTTCCATTCCTCACTATGCGAGTACTTGGATTGCAATACACTGATTCCTTTCACATTTTCGTAAGCATTTAATATGTTAGCAGGTATCATTTTGTTTTCAGTTATTGTCTCCTTTTTCTCAGGCGCCCATTTATTTATCACCACATTCGCCCCCATCGCTCCTATAACGACCACAGGCCATTGCCAAAGTTCATGTTGCCAGGGAATCAACCAGTATAGTATGCTGCCATAATATGGCGTCATACAAACATTGCACGCGAACACTGCCGGGTGTATCGCGTCTGGCAAATGATCTTCCAGCCAATCACCTAGCTTGCCAAATATCTCGTCCGGTTGCATCGTGTAATGAATAGCCAGGACGAGTAAGGCGATTATGATGATTTGGTTGATCATTTATTAAAACGTTTCTTATGCGCCAATGACATCTTTAACTTGGTTTCAGGCGAAGCCTTCCTACCAATATTTATAAGCCGCAATTTTTCAATAGCTTCCTGTGTTAGTTTTCGACCCTTGTTTGGCGACGGTCTTCCTTTGTACAATTCAGACCTTCGTTTTCTGGCTTCATCACTCCACCCTTTATTATTCCCATTGGCCTTTCTCGTTGCCTCACGTTTAGCAATTGATTCTGGCGATAACTTCCTTCCTTTTAACGGATGAACCCCATCAGGATTAAATATTTTGATTGGCTTTTCTTTTTTAGGTTTCCTAAAATTAGTTTGAAGCGCCCTTTTCTGTTTAATCTTTAACTTTGCTTCATCGGTATGTGTCCTGCCTTTCATATAAGACGGTCGCCCTTTCATAGATAAGGATCGTTTCGCAACCGCTTCTTTTGATTTAGGCTTTCCTTTATGCCCCATTGATATCCTCTTTCTCGTTTCCTCTGAATGTCCACCATGCGATCCCGCATCTTTTAAATTCATCATTTCGAATCCGGCTTCCTTGAATTGATCAATACAAAACTGCTCGTAAAAAGTTAGTGTTTCTGCGCTTACATCGATTGGCAATTCATGGATAACCTCGAACTCATGAGCATGAATTCCGTATTTCATAAATGAACTATAAAGAACTCTCTGTTTCTGGCATGAAATAGATTTCCTGTAATTATAGAATCTTGTTTTTATATTGGTACTCTGCCCAATATAAACCCTTCCAGATGGTGATGTTATTTTATATATGCCTTTCATTTTTAGCCTATGCGGATTATCCCCGTTTGATTATCTCCACCATGATCAACCGTTATGCTCGTAACCGGGTAGGTATTAAACTTTATCTGCGTCATTATCCCAGCTGCCACATATTGCGTACCATCCCAATAGCTTACGGTCACATTCGGCGCATTACCATATTGCAATTGCATTGATGGGCCATAGCTAACCGTTGTGCTTGTTGCATGGAAGAATGGTATTATGGTTGGATTACAGCAACTCATGGGATACAATTGAAGTCGCAGCCTAAAGTATCTTTCTCATAATTGCCGCCTTTGATGGTGAAATTGATGCAATCATATTCCTGCGCCACCTTGAACTTTACCGGTTTGCATCCGCTGTCCTGTACCTGCAGCGTGAAATCGCCGGAATATTGAGTAAGCATACCCGGCGGAAGATCGGCAACAGCGATTTGCCAGAAGCCATCTGCATCGGTAGTGAATTCACCCTGATATTTGTTCCCGAATTTGTCAGTTATGATCCATATATAGTCCGTCAACGGGGATAATTGGGCAAAAACCTGGATCGATAGGTTACATTTCGCCAAAAAGTCCGTGAAACAACAGTCACAATTAACCATAACTCGTTAATTAATTAACTAAAGTTACAGTAATTTCAGAATAAGTTGAAAGAAATGAAAAGAAATGAAAATTGTGGCAATCTTACCCTGAACAAAAGTTTAGAGTGACAAGTCTTGGATGTTAACGGTTATCCAAAATGGAACTTCATATTCAAGGTCGGCAGCTACGCATTCGGCTTCCATATCCCAGTCCCAATCTGGGTTTACGATGCGACAGGTTTGATCACCATAGATTACGTCTATGTGGGTTGTTTTGCCATTATACTTTACCTCTTGACCTGGATAAAACTCCATGCTATTTGCCTCAGTTTTACGCATACATACAAGGTAATAATTAATTATTGCTTAAGAACCCAACGAAAGAACGTATTACATAGATACCGATAAGTATCCAATAAATCGGCCTGTTGCGCAGGATCTTCCCGGTCTCTCTTTTCGATGGTGCCATCCGCCAAGACGCGAACATTTTCGAAATCGAAGATTAGCCCTTTGCACTTCACGGGATCAATTGTCACATTTACCATGGCAAGTACCGCATTTGATAATACCTGGTTCTCTTTCAATTTCGGGTTTACGCTGGGTACCTTTAATTGGCTTATTCCCAAATTAAATTTCGATTTGATTACAGTATAGAAATTTAAATTGTCTTGAACAAGGGCTGTCGTATGCTGTCCGGTCGCGTCACCCGTTACCATCCATACAGCCCCGGGGTAATGGAGTAGTATATAATCGCAAAGGGCATATATATCGCTATTATCCAATTTAATAGTCTCAATTCCGTAGAGGTGGTTATTATACCATTGCCAAACAGATGCTGTAATCGGCGACTTGTTAAAGTCAAATGAAATCATCGTCTCATATGACCGATTCCAGGCTGTCGGCCCCAAATGTTTTGACCGATCAAATGCAAATATGAATGGTGAATTATTCTTACGACGGCCAGGCAGCCCCAATGTAAATACCCGATAATAGTAAGGGTCAATATTGGCCAGCATTTCCAGAAAGGCAATTCGCTCAGGGCTTACTTTTGGGTTGCTTTTATATGTCGTGTGGGTTGAAGTGTAGGTATACTGAAATGCTTTACCGTTGGGCAATTGAAATTTCCATGAATAGGTTCCATTTGGATTCTTCCCTGCAAAAAAGTTCTTCCATAGCCAGTGGTCTTCATAATCCCCATCGAACTCTGGATTGAACGAAACCCGTTGCTTTATCTTTGCGTTATTGGCTCGTAATGTGGTAGTTACGGTAATAAAATCGTCAAGCGTAAGTTGATTCCCTTCTTCGATCCAGCTATGGGAAGGATTTCGAGTGGATTTTATTGATTGCGGGTTGTCGCACCCTCGACCCAAGAACCGGTTACCGTTAATGCATTCAATAGTAAGAGGCGCAACCTTGAACGTGAATAAATGATCAATTCCCCAACTCTCGCAGATGTTTTTAATTGTCTCCCACTGACTTTCTTTAATTGAATTGAAAGTCTTTTTAATCAGCATGCATTTGAAGTAGGGCAGGCTTAAGCAGTCTTTAATCAATTGCTGTGCAATATCTTGCGACTTACCGCTATCGCGACCTCCCCAATAAAAATCAATATGGGCATCAGAGGTTAGTAGATGATGATAACATGGGAGAAATGCTTTTTTCGGGATATTAACCGTTATTTGGTTCGTCATCATCCGTAATGTTTACGTTGATTGTGGCGGCCTTCTGCTGATTATCTAATTCGAATATGCCCAAGTGCCGGCCCAGCTTTTCCAGCGCTGCAATCTTATCGTAGAGCTTAAATTGAATGCAAGTTTTTTTCCCCGATGCTTCGCCGGCCCCGCTGAATTCGGTAACTGTTTTTTTAATTGACTCAACGGCTGCGGCTTTATCGCGATTAATTTTAGTCAGGTCTTTGATTTCATTTTCTTCTTCAATATAATCTTGGATGTTCGAGAACCCCAATTTCTTCAATTCATCAATTACCTGCTGCGCAAGTCCTTCATTCTTATCGGATAAGTTTTTTTTTAGTTCCGCAATGTAATTTTTTACATTAAGCTTTGCTAAGAGTTGAGAGGATTGCTCATTAGCGGTTTTTTCACTGTACCCGGCCCTAATTGCTGCCTGAGTTCCATTGAGGTCTTTAATATATTCCTCACAAAACCTTTTTATTTTGGGGGTTAATTCATCCATTGGTTAGATAAAGTTAACTTATTTTCACTTTTTCCTGAAATTTCAATTAATTGTGGCACGGGGAACGTTTTCAACTTTTACGATTTTCTCCCGACAAAACAACCACTTTGCTTTTAAAGTTTGCATATTCAAACACCACCGCGTTCCATAAGTCTCATTAGTATTGGATGGCCGGTAATCTATTGTCCGGTAAACAGCTTCAGTGCCAGGTAATTTAAAGTATTCCATCAACCCCAGGCTCCCCAGATATATTGGTTTGGTTTCCATAATTCATTGCTTTTATCGCCCATCATTTCCAGGCATTACCTTCTTCGGCGCCTCAGGTAAAGGTCGCCAGTGAGTGGCTGTCAGTTCACCCATCATCTTTTCCCCGTCTGCGAACATGGCAACCCATCCGTTGCTCATTAGTCTGCCTTTTAATATCGCCCCTTCTGTGTTATAGACCATAACGTATTCACCGATCTGGGGTAGCCTGTCTTCGACGCTTATCCAGTTGTCGACCACGCTTTCGTCGAGCCATTCAGTATTATCCCACCTAAACTGATGATCCATGGCAATATCCCATCCACCATTATGTCCAAAATTTTTTGTTCGCTTTACACGACCAGTAGTTAAATTTCGAACGATAACTTGTATGTTTTTTCCCGGCAGCCGCGTTGTCGCCTTCACCCATACCGCGCCTGTCGCCTCCTTTCGCTCATTGATCGGGTCGGGGAGTTTGCCAGAGAACATAGCCTTTATTATTTGAGCATTCCTTTTCATCAGTTCCTCTTGTTCAGCTGGCGACAATGCATCGAATTTTACTTTGTCAGCTACAGCACACGGCTCACATTGCACCGCTCTCTTATCGCCATGAAACTTGTTGCCACATGTTGCGCATGTGCAATAATAACTTCCCGGCGCATATCCTCCTATTGGGTATTTGGTTTGCATGTTCGTTATTTAAGTGGGTTCATTAATTGAATACGCTTCTTAGGATGTATGGTCCTTGTCTTAAACCATTTACCGTCATACCCCTTAACCTCCCATACTTTATATGTGAAGTAATATGTGTCGATGCTGTACAGGTATTTCTTTTCCATTATTACTGATTTCAAATTTTAACACAAAGAGAAGCGGGGTATGGCGCTACTTGACTATGTTCATTCGGGTCATCATCACCAATCGGAAATTCGATCAGCAAAGCCTCGTCTTCTAAAATTTCAGAAACAGTACCTTCGTTATTTGGCTTGGCACCAGGAGGCGCAAACTTTTGTAGCATTATAAGCCCCTGATCCATTACGCGAACTTTGTCGCCTACTTGTAGTTCATTTTTCTTTCCCATTATTTATTGTTTGAGTTGGTTATATACTATTATGCTCAATCGACTTCCTCAGCAGTGCTTGCTTCTCTGTTTGTGTTGCTTCCCTTATTTCAGAAATACCACTCTTTACGCAATACAAGCTATCGCCGTGGTGAAAATTTTCAAAGCCCGCCCACTGGTGGAGGTAATCATAAAAGAAATAATTGCAGGTATCATCTCTTTTATACCTACCAACTACTTCGGTGCCTCCATAACTCAGGAAATATATCTTTCCGGGTTTCATTTCAATTTTACTCATTGTCCATCATTTAACGGGTTAGTGGTGTCAGTAACTTCTTCTAAATAATCGATCTGTATAATAGCCAACCCCTTCCCTTTTCGATTATCCCATTTTATTGACAAAGCTCGTTCGTAGTTTCTTGCCATTTTAACTGCAACTCCTTGGCGTTGTTTTACGCCTGGGTTATTGATAAGATATTCATTAGTATATTGAACCCTTACAGGGAAATTAATCTGGCTATTCATTGTTTATCCTCCTTTTGGTTTAGAAATTTATCCGATCCGCACTCTCTGCAACAACCGTTACGATCGGCATTAAATACCTTTTTGCAGTTTGGGCATATGCGATCCCCGTCTCCGGATAGGGCTTCATTGATAACAGGAACCCAATGATTTCCATTGGTTCCCGGCGCACTTAAATATGGAATAATTTGCTTCATAACTTTCTCGTACCTATCGCATTTGGCTTGGATGGATTTAAATCGGTTTATCACTTCAGATAATATCAAATCAGTATCGTGATTTGGACGGGCAGGAACTTGCATGGTGAAGGATTTGCCGCCAGTTTTTATAAGATCATTAAGGGCGCTTTCTGCTTTTTCAAAAAGCTCTGAATCTGTCAATGTACAATTATGGGGACTTTTATACATGGCTTCTATTTTTTGATCAACTTTATTTTTTATATCATCAGGCATGGAATTGATGCTTTCCGTGAATTCAGGAATTTCTTCGATCATAGGTTTGATCATTTTCTTATTTCGTTCCATCCAAAAATGTTTTTATTTCGTTATAAGTTATTGCGTCGTTTGTAGTCCTGCCAACTTTCCTCTTGCGCCGCTTCAGAGCAACCTATCATATTAAGCCGCATACTCAATTTATGGTTAGATTCCAGTAGCTTGTTTCGTCTCTCAATCTCCTGCTGCGCCTGGTGAAGTTTGGCAGCGTATTCGGTTAGTGCTTTGATTATTGGACCTTTTATTTTTTTGCTCATTGGTAAACCAAAAGAATAAGAATCAGCCTGTCTGGCCATTTCATCCAATTCATTATAAAGCGTTTCGGCGTCCTGAGATATTTTATTCAAAACCTCAACCGGTAATAGTGTGTTTGGGGAAGTCTCCATGTGATTTCATTTTTTGAATAACTTCAGGGTTTTCACTCTGTCGCTCAATTTTGTTTATAACACCCATCTCCTGGCAAATAATGAATGCGGGGAGATTGAATACTTTACTTTCGGTATGAATATGCATACTATCCCGATATGGCAGTTCAAGCCTTCCTGCCTTACACCAATTATCAAAGGTGCCTTTTCCGCCACTCGATGTGGTTTTGCTGAATGGAATAAATCTTAGCATATTATTGTCATCGCTGAAGGTATCAGAGGAATGCCTGTATACCAAACCATAAGTCCATTCAATACTATACCAATTGTCTTTTGATGTTCTCCTTAATCTCATTTCAAGTCTTGGGAATGGCATTTGTCTAAAGAAGTCATCGTTTTCAAATGCGGAATGATGCTGCCACGAATGATTTGCGTAATCTAAATCAGCGGTTAGCGCATCAACCTTATTTTCAAGTTCGGTAATCAGATCATCTTTTTCAGATATGATTTCATTGAGACGTTCTTCGAGTGTTAGCTTATCCATTACTTACCTCCTTGTATTTGGCGAGAGCGGTTTCGGCTGCATTTCTTTCGGGTGTGCCTGGATTGGTCATTCTGAAAATAAATTCCAATGCCTCCACAAGCCCTTGCGCCTTTTCTGCCTCATATACTGCGCCTGCTTGATAACCAGCTCTTATGTATCCGGTTTTTACTGGCCCTGCTTCCTCTGGTATTGCACGAGCATCAGCCTGTATTCGCCATAACGTTTCTTTACTTATGTTGCTCATTTGATTGTTGTTTATACTCAATGAATGTGTCTGGTTTCCAGCATGTAGAAGGAATGCCATTTATTTTGAAGGTGCTTATCTTTGGTTGAATGTAAATATCAGGACAGAGATTAGACCAATGACCAGCCGTGTATTCCACTTCACTAATAAACGCCTTCTCTCCCTTTGCATGCATTAAATGACCGCCAATGGTGATTATATCACTAGCAAACGTGACTTCTTTGTATATCATGTCATAGAAGTGATCTTTTTCTTCGGAGGCCTTAAGAAGAAATTTCATCCCAGATAATTTACAAGTGGTGAATCTTTCCCGCTATTGTCGTAGAAACTATTCCAGCCAGGATAAGTGCAAAATATTTTAGAGGCCACCCTTATACTCCTTACTGCTGCTCTTTTTGTGGTATACGTCTCAGAACTGCGGGCGATCTCCCGGCCATTGGAAGCGACAATGTTCCAATAATATTCAGATCGATATTGAAACTTGGCTCCAACCTTTCTTTTTACAATTGTCTTGTAAAGGTGGATGCCGGGGGTGTTTTTAGTCTTTGGCATGGGTGGTTATTTCGTGAAGTTTTAATTTTTCTACTAATTTCTGCAAATTGTAAATCGACCTATGATGACACATGTTCGCCTTCCCTCTTACATATTCTTCCCTCCATATCTTGACTGAATACCAGTTTATATTGAACCAATGTTCTATATCATGGTAAGTATTATGCTTTGAAATATTGCAAAGCCCATATATGGCTACTCCGTTATTGGTGTGAATCCTAATATCTGAAACGCCGGGAGTGTGCCATTCTCCATCATCAAGTGCGCAATTCAAAATATCAGCAATATCTTCAATAGTCCATTTTTCAAAAGCGACTTTCTTTTCTTCCATCTGACATCTTTTTTATTATCAAATAATTTTTATCCCTATCACATCCTTTCGAGGTGAGCAGCGTTTCAAACGACTGCACCGGATCAGGAAAAGGAATATCGTGGTGAAAGCCTTGCGAGTAGTCTTTGAAGCCTTCACCATCTCGCTCGACGATCTCATGGGCATGATCACATGTCACCTCCTTACTGGTGCAGACGATCGACCAAGTTCCTGGTGGAAGTACTATTCGCTGACCGATTGCAAAAAAATTCAGGTCAGTGTCGTAAAATATTCTCCTTTTTAAACGAGCCGATTTGCCTATTCGGAAATTTTTTGTCCCTTCCGGCACCTCAACGGCCCAATACTGTTCCCTTAGATTTGTCATTTTTAAATATTTTATTCAACACCCAACACAACCCCAATACCAGCCCGACGACCGTAAAGAACACGACATACGCCGCGACGATAAGGCACAGGCAGAGGAAGAATTGGCAGGTTGTCATGGGGTGGTGGTTAATGGTTTACCGGTAGTTGAAAGAACCTTGAAGGAAATAACCCAGACCCAGGGATTGGCGTCTAATGATTCACGGCCATTTATTGACTCCCATAGTGATTCAAAACTAGATTTTGCAGTGAAAGCCGGAAACCCTTCACCATCGGGGGCTCTGTAATTCCACCAATTCCCAATTTCGCAGCATTGATCTTTACAATTCAGCGAAGGGCATCCGTCATTAGTTTCACAATGAGCAGGTTTTACTCCTTCTGCTTTCGCATCTTCCTCGCTGATGTCCTGTAATCGCTCCACGCACACATTAGTCACCTGCAACCAGATCCGGGCGGCTTCCTTTGGCATGTGGATCGATGGGCGCCACTTATCAGCAAGGTTGACGGTTTCGGTTGCTTTGTATTCAATACGGTCAGGACCGAAATCTTGCTTAATACCACGCCAAGTTTCCCGGACCCAAAGAAGATCGCCAGCCTGACTATAAGGGCATTTAATCGCAACTCTTTCGCCATGACCTTCAAACCAAAATATATCGGCCGGCTTGAAAGGCGAATCAACCTCAACTAGACTCCACTTGCCGGGATTTGCATTTACTAATTCTAATCCTTTCAGGCGCCTGGTCATAGTCTTTCGCCCATCCAGTTCTGCTTGCACCATAGCAGTACTAAACAGCATCGGAATTTCTTTCATAATTATTTTTTTAGCTGGTTCAGGTAATTTCATCCACGCAATAACAAAAGTAGTTCTTGGCCTACCATACAAAAGCCAATGACCTTTATCATCAATATGAACTATCTCTACCCACTTATCAACAGGGGATTCTATCGTTGCTAAAACATATGACCATGGTTCCGGCAATTGATCCGAAGGCTTTATCCATTTATCCTCCATTTGCAATACCTAACGGTGATTTGTTTGAATAAACAGCAACCGGCCTGGGCTCTTTTGCTTCGTCATCCTTGTCTTCCATAAACTTGCTTATTCTTTCTCCCTTATAGCCCACCTTTTCAGCATAAAGTATTTCTACCTTTGCAGACTCAATTATAACCTGGCCTACCTGAGATACAGCTTTTGCCTTTTCGATCTCACTCTTGAGTTGTTCCGGTGTAATATCTTTCTCTCCAAGTCTTTCCAGTGCAGCAAACATGTGATCGCGTAAATCACTAATTTTATTTTTCATTTGATAACTGTTTAAGTCGTTTATTTATTTGGCGATTAAGGGCGCCACGCAATTGAATTATTTTGAATATTTCATGGCCGAATCTGTGTGCGCTATTCCTTATTATGAGATCAGCATTGCTTATGATTTCCAGGTTGTCAAGGTTGCAGTTCAGTGTATTGCTATCCTTAAACACTATGTTAAAACCTTTAGGGATGGGGCCGTGAGCCTGTTCCCAAATAAATCTATGCAGGTACTTAGGTCTATTAGCAGCCAGGAAGATGACCAGGTATGGCTTTTCCCCTTTCTTCTGCCGCTTACTGATCTCAAACTTTTGCCTTGTATTCCATGGTAGCCTGCCTTGTTTAAATTGAGTAGCCCTCATATTCTCCCGCTGATCTTTCCCCATCCATTGCTCAATCGACCTGCCTTTATTGAAGGCGGCCATTCCTTTTTTAAATATGTTATCTTTAACAAACTGTGCTTTAATATTGTCGGGAACCGTTAATCCTAATATAGGCATCCGCTGCCTCGCCGCTCCTTTCGACCTGCCAAATAGCCTTGATATAAAAGAAGCCGGTAAACTGAGGTAATGATCCTCAATAAATTGATCTTCTTCTTTGGTAAAGCGTCTCATAATTTTAATTTATTTCACCTCCCACTCCTTCAATTCAACCGTATTACCCACCTGACACGCGATATAAGCCTCGCCACCAGCTTTCTTTATATCGTTGAGGAAAAGTATCTGATCGGGCGAAAGGCGGTCATTTAAGGTTTTCACCTCGCAGGCGACCCAGCGCGCGTCCTTGGTTATGCCGATGATGTCGCTGACCCCACGCCGGCCAATGAACGTCCTACCACGAACGGCAATATTGTTTTGGCGCCAGCAATCATGACCCCGCCAGGCGAGTTCCTTTAGCGCTGAGGCGCGGATTGCGTCTTTGGTTAGGGGTATAGGTGGTTTACTTTTCATTATAAAACATTCCGAATTTTTGTTTCAGTCGTTTATTGGCAATTGTGATATATGCCGGGTTCAATTCAAAACCGATGAATTGTCTACCATGAGATAATGATACCAGGGCAGTAGTTCCGGCGCCAATAAATGGATCAAGCACAATACCATCTTTGGGGCAGCCAGCCAAAATACATGGTGTTATAAGCTCTTCAGGGAAGGTGGCAAAGTGAGCTTCAGGAAACTGCGCTGGTGCAACATTCCAAACGTCTCTCTTATTACGCATGCCAGTTAAACTTGGAGCATTACCATGAGAATCATTTTCGACAATTTGACTGTTATCAAAAGATTGATTCTTTGTATATTTTCCACCCCCGCGGAAGGTCTTTCGATTTCCTTTACCCCCATGCTTACCATTCATTTTTTCGGCATCCTTAAATCCTGCAGGCCTTATTCCTCCATTTATAATAGTAGGCATACTTTTGTTTTCTTCTTTCTGTCTTGCCTTCCTGGCTGCAGTACCGGTCCCATCAACGTCATAAATGGCTGGCTCTTTTATTGCTTCTTGGTCATAATAGTATTTTGTAGATTTGCTTAGAAGGAATATATATTCATGTGATCGTGTTGGTCTGTCAGTTACACTTTCTGGCATGCAATTCTTTTTTGCCCAAATAATATCTGATCGTAAATACCAACCAGCTGAACGTAGAGCAAATGCTACCATCCAGGGGATGCCAACAAGGTCTTTTGGTTTTAAACCGATTACAGGTTTTCTCCTATTGTTATCCCCTGTTATCTTTTTGCCTATATCGTGTTCGTTTATACTTCCCCCGCCCCCGCCTCTACCAGAGGCTGCGTAACTATCGCCCAAGTTTAACCATAATGTTCCGCATGGTTTCAACACCCTTTTAACTTCCTCAAACACAAAAACCATTTTCTGCACATATTCTTCAGGTGTTTTTTCAAGGCCCAACTGGCCCGCCACACCATAATCCCGAAGTCCCCAATATGGCGGACTTGTCACGCAACAGTCAATGCTGTTATCAGCCAACGGCCATGGGGTATTCAAAACATTGTATTGTATGATCCTATTAGTGTCCATAATCAAAAAATAAAATATTTCTTACCGTATTCTTTCTCCTGTTCCTTCTTCCTCGCCCGGGCCTTCCTCTCGCATTCCTTGCACATGCTATCCCTGCCGTCTTTCTTCTCCGTTTTTCTCGCGAAGGCGGATAGCGGTAACGGGATGTGGCAGTGGGTGCAGGATTTGGTGGTCATTTTTGTTTCCTCCTATCTTCTCCTGTCAGGTCAACCACATTGAACATCTCTCGCATCCGGCTCGCAACACGAACCCCATAATGATCCTCCAACCCTTTAAAGTTTAAGTTGGTAGTTATAATAATGTGATTGTAGCATTTTGATTTTAAATAACTTTTTTCGATAAAATTTTTGAACCACAACTTGATTGTACCGAAATGTTTTACCTCTGCTTCTTCAGTACCAACATCATCCAGGTAAATTATTTTCTTTCCATCCATATCAATTTTGTAACTACCATCTTCCTCAACCTTGTCTGTAATTTCAAGCATGGAAAGAGTAAGTATAGGGTTCAAACCGTTATCCTCGGCACATCGAACAAGGTGCGTCTTACCTGTGCCAGTGGGACCGCGGATCAGCAACCCTTTAAGCCGATCAAAGCCAAGATCAGTGGCAAACCTATCATCCCGCGCAAGGAAGAAACAAAGGGCCTTTAGGGCCGGCATGTTGTCTTGAGTTTCATCGAGTACTTTGCCAAATAAATGAAAACTGTTATACTTGATTAGCTTGTAAATACGCCCATATCCCCAGTACTGCGATAACTCTTTCAGTCGCAAAAGCTCTCTCTCTTTGTCGGCCTGACGTTGTGAAATCTGCCATATCTGTTGATTCTTTGCCGTGTTGGCGAGGTTCAAAACTTTTTGCCGATCAATTCGTTCCTCCCAGTTAACCTGACTCAGCTTAAATTCAATTTCCTCATGAGTCTTAAGCACACGCCTCATTTTCCAGGCCATGAACTTTTTTGCCTGCTCAACAGCATAGGCCACTGCCCTTTCTTCCTCTTTCGGGGTTAGTAAATAAGGGTCCGCGGGAATCGGGTCAGTCGGGGATAAAGTCGCGGCCAATTTGTTTAGTTCCTGGTTTAACATTACGATAAGATTTTTCGTCCATCAACCATTTTTCAAATCCGGCATAAAGTGACTTTTTTGATCGTGGATATTTTTCATTTTCAATCATGCTTAAGTGATATTTTTTCAAAACGCGGCGCCCAGTCTCTTCGTCTTTTTGCGCCGCCATGCAAATTTTTTGAAAATAAATTTGGTTGTTAGTTAGTTCCTTTTCGATATCATAGCACTGACTAACTTCGCCGTAATCATTTATTTCGGGTGGCGGCTCTCCTTTCCTTTCCTTTTCTTTACTCTCCTTTCCTTTACTTTGTGGAGTTTCTTCCGGCTTTTTTTTAGTTTCTTCCGGCTTATCGGCGTCAATAACCAATGGAATGCGAATCTTTTCATCTATTATACAGTCCTTTCGCTTGCGTGTTGCATCTTTCCATGTTTCTTGGATACGCGCTGAAGTAAGAATTTGAAACGAATCAAACACGGCCTTGTCAAATAAACCCCATTTGATTAACCTCGGTACAACCTCATTAGTGAAACTCACTGAGAAACCACAATAATCGTAACGTCTCAGGAACCTCAGTTGTACTTCTTCATTCCATTCAGTATAATACCCATTCGTCTTATAAATCCATGCACAAAGTTTTGTATACAGTATTTCGCCCTTAATTTGAAATTCACCTATGATCATTCCCAATTTATCGTCCTGATCCAAGTCTACGTCATACGGAAAGTAGTCTATGCCTTGTCGAGTCGGTCTTGCCACAATAACAGTTTTATAGGTTTGATTTGTGGCACGGATTAAATGTATGATAGGGTTATTTCTGCCTAACAAACTCGGGCGACCAATATTCGCCCATGGCTGTTGCAGGGAATCTTACAACGTATTTATTTGCTCCTGGATCATGGTTGATTATTTTACCTTCTCTTTTGTTGCCTTGCTGGTCTGTTACAATTACTATTGAATCAATTCGAATTGTTAGCTTATTATCCTGCATAAATTGAGTTTTAAAACATTTTAGATTGATCAGCCTCCGCGTGCTTCGTTGGGATATACCCGGCCTCGCGTAGCACCTTGAATAAATTATCCACCGCATCCCATTTCATTCGCAGCTCTGATAGCGCCTTTTTGATCTGATCACCATTGCCTTGCTTCTTAACTATGTTATAGGACTTCTGCGTATCCCTGGCTTGTTCCACTATTGCCATCAGGCGTTCGAGTTGCTGGCGGTCTGTCATGGCGTTGATTTAAATGTGATTGTCAATGATTTGCTTCTTTATGATTTCAATTTCATCCCTGACGCTTTCCACCACCTTTATAAAATCTTTAATGAGATTCTTACTATGAATTACTGTAGTGTGATCACGACCGAATAATTTTCCTATTGCTAAATATGTCAAGTCTGTGTATTCGGTAAGAAAGTACATTATTATTTGTCGGGGGTAAACAATCGATCGTGTTTTTGAATTATTCTGTAAGGCAGTAAATTCGATTCGGAAATAATCGCATATAGTTTTAATAATAATATCCTGCTCAAACCTTGAAAGCAATCTTGATCGATCCCTATTAATCGACTTCTGTACACCAGGGATTGCCATATAATTCAATATTGTGTTCATATAAAACGGGTTGGGTCACTTCAAATTATTTCTAGATCACTGCCTAACTAATACCACGCTTTTAAACAGCTCAATTTCTTTAGCCATGATTTCGTCACGAATCTTTATTTCAAGCTCCGCCAGGTCTTGGGATGCAAGCCAGCAAATAATTCCACCATCATGCGGCTCAAATTCGATTTCTACAGGGAAAGAAGAAGGGTCGAAGCCTTTGTAAATGGGAATATTTAAAACAAAGTTGTAAGTGAGATTTGTCTTGCAGCTTTCGATTTTCTTAAGGGCAGCGGAGCCCTTGAAATCGTTCATACTTTGAAATTCGATTTCAGTTTTAGCTTCAAACTTTTTCAGCTGATCAAGAATAACAGCGTGGTCTTCTCTGTTTTGAAAATAGGCACGTTTCAATTTGAGCATTTTATATAGCTCTTGAACGCCGTATTTCTTATTCCGGTTAATACCGAAATCAACGAATTCTTTGAAGTGTTCCAGTTTACCAGAAACATATTCAGCAAACTCGCTGGTTTCATTTATAACCAAACTTATTGATAACTTTTCGATATCGATAATAACATGAGTGAGGTGTAATTTGTCTGATATCTGCGGTTGCCGTTTAGTGAAATATTCGCCAGGAGCCTGGATGTTACCTGAGATAAGAACTTTACGGGGAGGATAAATCTTTTCTGCCTCGCCGGTGCGAATTACTAATGTATCGCCGGATGGGACAATTGTGAGCTTCTGATCCATTTATAGATTTTGAATGGTGAATAATTATTTTAAATCTAAATGGCCCTGCAGTTCAGCCATTAACATTTTCCGGTCACCCACTTTGAAACCGTCTTCGTTGTATAATTCCATGATACGGTTATCGTAATCCGGGATTAAGTATACGTCCTGATCGCGATCAACGAACCCGTCTTTGGTCTGCTTTAAAAGAACTTTGTTTTCCTTTTCAAGAGGTTTCATTTTACTTTTATAATCCTCTTTTATTTCATTCAGCGCAGCTTCCAATTCATAGTTTTTGCGCAGGTTTGATGAAATAGTACTATTCATTTCGTTGATTTCATCTTCTGAAAATACATGCCTAATTACTTCAGTTTGCTTTTTTGTAGCAAGGTTGAGTATGCTGGCGTTTTGGTTTACTGTTGACATCTTATTTCAATTTTGGTTTGACTGGATTGGGTAGGATTAAACGCAAATGGTCTCCCCCTTCGCTTCCTCATAATTATCAACCACCACATTATCACGAAGCAGTATGCAGTTCTTATCAGCCACTTTTGTTTTGCCAACCATCTCAACAACAAGTTGGAAGCCTTTGCCAGTTAGGTATTCTTCGATCTCCTTTTGCTTTTCGTCGTCCATAAGGTTGAAGTCCTGCAGGAAAACATATTTCAGTTCCGGCTGAGTAGTGGCAATAAGAACAGGAATGATTTTAAGGAGTTCACCAGTAGAGAAGTATTCGGCTTTAATCGGCTTGCCGTTGAGAAGCAGTTCGCCATCTTCGCCAACTGTGAGATTTGAGAAGGGGAATTTGAAAGACTTTATGTATTCCAGGCGCTCTGTTTCGATCTTCGTTTGCGCCTCTTTGTTCGCCTTAAGCTCGGCTTCTTTGGCTTCCTTTTGTGCTTTCTTCTGCAGGTATTGTTCGTAAAGGAGTGCATTGTTATTCGTTTCACCGGCGGCAATGATCTGCTGATCGATGGCATCGAGTTCAGCGCGGTCGGGGAGTTCGATAATGTAGGTAGGTTCAGCAGGGTACAGCTGTTCCGAGTTCTTTGTTTCTTCAGGCTGGCCCAACGATTTTATCCATTCGCTTACTTCATATCCGCCATAACCAAGGCCTTCCAATTGCGAATATAATTTATTGGCCTGTTCAATGGTGTTCGCCAGGATAATCTGCTTATTGTTAAACTCGTTGCATTCGGAATCAACAACATCACATGCCGCTTCCCATGCTTTTTTAGTCGCTTCGTTCGCCTTTTTGTTTTCCAGGTACTTTGCATTCAACTTATCAGCTATCTCACTCTTTTGGGCTTGTAATGCACTCACATCCACCCTATCTACTTTCTCCACTTCCGCCAATTCACCGAATGACCGGTATACTGCATTGATTTCGGTAAACTCCTTTTTCTTTGCTGCCAGCTTATCATCGAATTGCTTCGTATCGATACCCAGCGCTTTAGCCTGGTCTTTAGCCGATAGTTCCAGAAACCGTTTAGGGCTGATAAGGAAAATATTGAACAGAGAATTCAACCATTCCTGATCAAGTTGGCCGTAACTATCAGGTGCTTCAATCTGAAGCTCGCTACCAGTCTTTGTAATCTTCCGGCTGATCTTAATTTCAGCGTTTCCATTCTTTTCGTCAATAAGAATGATGTGATTCTTTGATGTGGCACCAGCATTGCCAATGAATCTAAATCGTTCGGCAATTACCGGGCTAGTACCATTCGTTGCCTTTTCGGCTATACCCTGAAAAATTGCTTGTACGCCGGTTAGACCTAATGTGCTTTTTCCTGAGCCGTTCTTCCCAACATAATAATTGACATTTGGGTCAAGGTTAATTGTAACCTTACCATAGTTAGCGAAATTATTAAGTGATATTTCTTTTATTTTCATGGCTTACCAGTTGTTAGTTTTTCTCTTTGAAAAGTCAATAACTATTTTCGGGATAAGATCATTGCTTCCCTTAAAGGTCCCGGTTAGGGATGCTAGTATTGCATCCGCTATTTGTGAACTACCGGCTTTAGATTGCATGACCTTTATCAATGCATCTTTAATAGGAAGGGCGCCCGCATCCAATTGCCTTTTTAATTCCTCATTTATGGCGCCTTCAATTATTTTTGTAACATGATGATCGATCCAGTTATTTTTATTCTCACTTGAATAACTGGAAACCTGCCCTTTATCATCAACTTTTGTATAGCAGATTTTATGAAGCAGGGATTCAACTATTTTATCAGCGCCTCCCAATGCCGCCAATACTGCTTCCTGTATTTTGGCGGCAACTATTGGCTGAGTAACTTCTTTGGGAATTGAAAGATTTACAAGTGATGAATTATGATCTGTCATTTTATTTTTTTGAGAGATTAAACAATGAGTGAATTTGCATTCTGAACAACTGTTGCGTTTACTTCCTTATCGTGCGAAGCGATCAACACCGGGTTATTCAAAACATCTGTAAAAATGATTTTCCGCAGCAGTTCAACCGCCTTATGCAACCGCTCATCGAGTTCTTTGCAGTACGCTTTATCATACGGCACTTCAAGAACCTTTAACTGAACGCAGCGCTCCAGCGGCCGGGGATCATAGCTGACGAAATAACCATGATGCAGGCCGGTGCACATCATATTGAACTGCAGTTGGGCATAGTACAACGGCTTCACATCTTTCAGGTCTTCGCCTGTCTTCATGCGCCAGTACTTTATGTGATGCGTTGAGACCTCGGGGCATTTGATTTCCACCACTGACTTATGCGGTACCAGTCCATCAGGCGAACCACCGGCCCATTGTTTCACCGGGCCATAAGGAAAGAATTTGCCATTGGCTTTCCCATAGTAATCAAACTCTCCTTTCATGCGTTCGCTGAAAAGGGCGGCAGCTTCCGGTTCATGGGTGTTTCCCCATTCTATCGCCCGCAGGCCATCCAGATCAGAAACCTGTTCCTGGTTGAATATCTCGGCCGCCCGGCTTTCGATATAGGTAATGGCGCCGTCACCGAAGTATTGGTCTTTGCTGCGTCCCTTAACCATCAGTTTCCCGATTTCGGAGGCTGTGAACTTTCCCAGCCGTTCCGTTTTCCATTCCTTATCCGTCATTTCAAAGCGTTTAAGGCGTTATTCATGTTGTTGGCCTTCTGCTCCACGGAATTTATTTCAGCGGCCGCAATGTCTTCTGATTCATCAGTAGTCCCCATTCCCATAAGAACATCAGGAGCATATAGCCGACCGAAGAAAGCAGCGGCACGATAACGGAACATTAATTCCGGCATTGTCTTCCATTTACTGCCTCCTTTAGTTGTCCATCCTTCTGCCGTCGCCATCTTCCAGGTAACCTTTGGCCCTTCCAAGATTTCACCACTACTGTCTTTCGCCCATGCTGTACAGCCGTATTCGTCGCCGTCGCCATCCATTTTGAAGCGAAGGGGGCTGAAGCGTTTACAGCTGTTTAAAGCCGATATAATAAACTGGCTGCTCCATGATGGCCGGCCTTGAATGATGTTCAGGTTTTGCATTACCATGAGCGGAGAAGCGCCGATGCGGTTCGCCATTTCCAGGGCGATCATGATGTTGGGAATATTGTTCTGGTATTCTTTCGGAACCAGGCTGGAAGTGGTCATCATTTTGGCGACCCGTTGCGAATGCTCGAATATAGCCTTGTCGGCGAAAACCGGCATAGCGGGCAGCATTGTCAGTGCTTGTTCACTTACGATAGCTGGGACTGTAGCGGAAGGTTGCGCCTCTGTAACAACCTGTGCGGTTGCTTCTGCTGCTGGCGCCTGCGCTTTTTCATCAAATGGTAGTTGTTGTTTATTTTCCATAATTTTACTTTCGATTTATGTAGTTTGATGATTTGTTTTTAAATAGGCCCGGCCTTCACCGGGCCCTCACTTCGCGGGTTGCTTACCCTTCTGTGCCTTCGCTTTCCTGTGTTGTTTCTTCAGCGGCTTGCTGTGCTGCCGGTTCGCCTGCTGCTTCCTGTGTTGCTTCCTCCTGTTTTACCGGTGGATCGATGTTGTACATGGTATTGAGAGCCGGACTGTCCGCCGGCGGGATTACATCATGGATGTTGCCGATGACCTCAAATTGCTCTTCATCTTCTCGTTGTCTTCTGAATTTATTATTAAGCCCAATCAACTCCATATGCGCTTCTTTATCATCCAACCATTCTACAAAAAAACAACCTAACTTAAAGATTACAATGCCTTCACCATAACCGCATTTTACTATATCTCCTTCAAAAATCATATTCCCGTTCTTGTCTTTAAGTCCGGTGTATTGGCCGACGGTTTCGGGAATAACATCATTTTTCGAAATTGAGTAATCATCAGCAAATCGTTCGTGAATTTGGCATTGAACATATTTTTCATTCACATCAATTTCAGATTGAAGTAATGAGCCGTACACCCACTCGTCATTATCTTCCCGTTTACCTCTGAATAAATATTCGCGCATATACTAAATTGTTTTATTCGAAAATGTGCCAAACAAAGCCGTTGATATGAATCGTCGATATGTGACTTTTAAACAACCACAACTCAGTTAAAGGGTTGCCCGTGCCCGCTACATAAAACTTTCTGGTTTCCTTCGCCCAGTCCGTATTGACCATAGCCCATAAGAATGGCGTGTTATTTTGGGCGTCTATTCGCAGAATCCTTGCCCTTTCCGGCATTTCGATTGCAACCGTATCAGCAATCTGAAACTGATATTTATAAATTGTTATCATACTTTACTTTTTAAAAACCACCCGGCCAGTCTCCGGGTGGAACCATTAACCAATAAACCTTTCGCAAAAACTTCTTTAAAGAAGCCAGATTGAGAACAACCCGGCCTATGTTGATCGTACCCTTGAAAAATACCTTTCCATATCAATTTCTTTTCGGTCGCCATACTATCAGGTAATAACCAGCAATCAACATGCAGGCCACTGAGATCACGTGTTGTATGAATTCTTTAGTTATCATCCTTATCTTTCTTGATCCATACAAACCCTATAACGAGTACCGCCATTATCAGCAACATGACTATAACAGCGCCATATATATTCTGATGTCTCATATAATTTCGATATAAGGCCTTTCAGATAATTCGTAGTCTTCGTAGTGGCCGGGTAGGTCGTCGCAGGGTACGGGATCTTCGTTGTCGTTAAACATGCGGTTGTGCTTGCGGACTATGAGCACTACTGCGGTTGCTGCTATTGCAGCCAGTCCGATTGATGAGTAAAAAATAATTTCCATGAGTTGGGGATTTAAATTTGCCGCTCGCTTACCCGGAGCGGCTTAGGGGCGTACCTCTATTAGTGTTTCGGCTTAACATCATTTCAATCCTACAATGCACTCTTTGTATAGTACAAGGGAAACAATGCTTAGGTACTTACTCTCGCCTTCATCATGCTTTTCTGTTGCCACCTTACTCAGCACTCAGGCTACCATGAACCGCCATTTATGAGTTATCAGCAAAGCCGGTCTGTTGATGTTGCAGACCGTTAGGTTATCAGCCTGCTTTGCTAACTATTTAAAAGAACTTTAATTTCGTTGCGGTCGCCGGATTCGAACCGGACTGTAAGGTTATGAGCCTTACCTGCTACCAATTACATTACCCCGCAGTCACCCGGTTCGGATTTTTACCCCGCAGATCCGGTTAACTACAA